GCTAGGTTACGAATCTCTTCTGATACATATTTGTCTTTAATGAATACATCACTTGGATTAACTTTAACACTTACTGGCATTAACAAGTCAAGGTAGTCAATGCATATAAAGTCTACATTCATGCCTGTTTGTATTTGTAACTCTTTAACATACGAACGAATGTCATTTACTGTAGACTGTGCTGGCATATACTTAATGCGGAACTTACCTGACTTCTTCTGCATTAGCTTGACTTTCATCTCAACATCATCTAACTGCTTAAACACTTCTTTAGATGATGTGTTTGTCATCATACTATCTAAACGCATACTACATAGATCTTCACTAAGTTCTAATGTAACAAAGACTCCATTGAGACCTTGTTGTATCCAGTTAACAGATAGGTTCTGCATGAATAATGATTTACCCGAGCCTGAACCACCAGCAAAAATTTGTAGTTCACCTCTATTGAAGCCACCGTATAATGCTCTATCTAAATTTGCCCATCCTGTGCTTAACTGTCCATTATTAGATTTAATTGCTTCTAGTCTTGATCGTGGATCGTCGAAGTAATCAGTACCCATATCTTTATGTAATGATATTTGTACTGCATCCTTAACTAATTTTTCAACTGGATCGTAATCGCCCTTTTCTAATAAGTCATAAGATTGTACAATAGCACGTTCTAATTCCTTGCGTCTTGTAAAGCCTTCAAATTCTTCTAAAAACCAATCTTGATGATCTGCTGTTAAATCTGGAACTTCTCTTAAAGACAACCCTAATGCAGCATTAACTTGATCACGTTCTGGCATGGTGTTATACTTGTCACTGTACTCGCCAATGAACGCTGCGGCTTCTTTAAGGGTTGCATCAAAATTATCCGGATTAAAAATATTTTGAACACGCACAAAACTCTGAGCATCTTCTAACATCATTTCTAAAAATAGTTTTTGTATATCTATTGAATATTCACTTAACAATTTCTTTATGCCTTTTCTTAATCTTATCGCGAGCCATTCTAATTTTTATTTTGTTTGTTGTTTTGCTCTTGATAATACTTACTATTGTAGCAAGTTTACCATACTTTTGTACAGCATCATTTATATCTTTTACGTCATCATCCCAATTTGGAATACTAACACTAAACCCTAACTTAACTGCTTTATCTATTAATGTTATTCCGGCCTTATCCATATCCGGAACTACTATAACTTCTTTATGCAAAGATCGTATTAATGCAGCTTGTTTATCATTTATATCATTGTGCAACACTGCAAGTCCGTTAATACTAATAGCATCAAATACACCTTCGCACACAATAGCAATCTGCCAATCTTCTTGCTGTAAGTCTACACCAAATACATAACCTTGTGGTTGTTCATTTAAGTATTTTGGTTTGCGATCATCTAAAAATCTAGTAGTGCGCCCAACAATTTTATCTTGATAGGTATATGGAATTACAATACCTTTCCGTTTCTGATCTTCATCTACCATAAAAGGATAACTTTTAGGATTAATACCACGCGACCAAAGATATGTTTCTAATAAACTATCGCGAGGATCCATTGGGCGTATATGACCTGGTATACCAACATCTGCAAAGTCTACTTTCGTTTCTACTTTGCGTTCATCTAAAATTACGTCAATACTTTTATTTTTAAGACTTTCGATGTTTAACCGTTGTATTTCGATTTCAGGAACACCCATCCATTTCATTAAGTTCTTAGCCTTAATGCCTACAGGATATCCTAATTTAAAACCAGCGGTATAGCCACAGTTAAAACAATGGTAACTCCAGTCAGTGTCAGAACTATACTTCAACCCACCACGTTGACGCCTATCTTGGGTTTCGCCACGATGTATGCAACACGGAGCATTGAAACTTATCCAGCCGGATGATGTTTTCTTTCGTTTGCCTTGTATATAATTCTGTATGTCAATCACTTAGTAAGTATAGCAGAATCTATATAAGAAATCAACTTGTTAGCTATAATTTGGTGACCTAATTCGTTAGGGTGTCCGCCCGGTTTCCATACATCTTGTTTGGTATCGTCTAATAGTTCGCCAAAATTATATCCTGGCATATACAGTGATTCTGGTGCGACACCTTCTAATACTTCGTCAAACATATTAACTTGAATAATAGGAACATTATATATTTTAGAAATACCGTCGATTAATAATACAGTTTCATTGAAATTATTAACAACCCAATTTCTACATTGTTGATCAATGATAAATGATTTTAATGCACTTTGCCAAAGTTCCGAATATTCTTTTTCGTTATCAATCATCCAAATCGAATGTATATGTTGCATCCATGGTGGATCATCGTCGGCACATTCGTGATTATTATTAAACCAACTTTGTCTTTCTGGTGATGTTAACCCAACAACAAATAGCGTGTCTGAAACATCGTTGTTTGTAACATACCAAATGATACTATCTCTAATAGATTTTAAACTGGCACCAGGAAACCCATGATTTTCAAATTCCCAACCATTATGGTTAGCAATTAGATTACCCCATACATGCTTATTACGATACTCATCATTGCCTAATTCGTCGCCGTACGTCCACGAGCAACCAAAAGTTACTATTTTATGTATTTCCATACAATTAATTATTAATCTGACAATGTGATAGAATTTATTGTGCCGGCTGTCCAGTGAGTTAATTTAACTCGCATCCAAACAAAGTTGCCGGTATAAGTGAAAGTATCGTTGTTGGTAATAATAGATATACCATCATATAAGAAATCAACTTCTACCCAATCATCATCATTGGGATCAGTCGAAATAGTTGCTTCTACTGAAATAGTTCCTACAAAGCCGTCTGTCGAAATGTATAACGTATGTCGACCGTGATTTTGATTATAATAATCATTTGCTTTAACCGCATCGCCTTGTAGGTCTGCATCACCTGCAAATGTAGATAGTCCTAATAATTCTTTAGTTTCCATATTATCTTACCAATACTTCGTCAACGCTGCCAGTTGTTGTAGCAGGATCAAACTTTAAACGCATACGCGGATACATTCCTTCGATATTAATGTAATAAGTACCGCTAGTAGGAATAGCGTAGTTAATAGTGTCAACATCAAACCAATGCCCATTACCTTCGGTATGATCTGCCGCTTGAATAATGATGTCTCCTTCATAATCTGTTACCTTATACTGCATTGTTTGTAATGAATTATCCGGAACCCATTGTGAACTAACTGTAGGAACTGTTTCATCATATTCTGTCCAGTTCTTATTAGACTCTGCTGGCATACTAGGCGGTAATGTAACATTAATACTTTCGACATGTTTCGGAAAGGCTGCATCTTCTATGCTAATTATACCACGCGCACCTGCGTTATCATCTGTAAATACTGGCTCGTGTTCTGCATCTACTGTTACACTATAGTTTGCTAATTGTGTATCAATGAAATCCAACTCCGATTCGGTTAATATCAACTTTGCTTTACCACGTTCTGGTAAGTGATCTACCAAGTCTTTAGTCATTAACAGTTTATTACCTTCTCTATTCATTAAACGAAATGTGAAAGTCATACCAGTAATGTCGACTGGCTTTTGATCTTGGTTTAAGAACCAAAAAAGGATTGAGTTGTCAACTCCTTTGCTTGCTCGTAAGTTTTTTGTGTACACAGGGCGCCACCTTATATTATATAGGTCATTACTATTCAACAACAATACCTTATGTTGTTGCGGATATAGATACATGTTAGTTGAATACATTTATATATTTATCGGTTTAAGACCAATAATGTTTTTATGACCAAAATGGATTCTAATATAAATAGACTTAATGGATAATAATTTATTTGAACAAATTGTAGAGAAATACCCGTTTCTAAGTATATGCAGGTATGCCGAACACGAATACGTTGGTATCATTTTAAATCAAGATCACCAGGTTACAACCATATATGATTTTGGTAGTATCATCGACGATAATTTAAAAAAGAAGTTCTTGGAATTAGGTGACATATGGTGGTGGGAATCAAATCACACCATACCTATTAATATATTCTTAAAGGCAGAATGGGGAATTTTTAAACCTTACTTGCGAACATTCAATAATAAAAATTTAGAAATACTACACGGTCAAATAACAAGTCTCGGAAATCTATCCAAATACAAGAAAAAACGTAAGTCTATTACTCTTGTCAAGAAAGTTGATTAATAATATTCATATGTAATACAACTAGGCGAACATCGTTATCTGTTAAATAATGATTCGACTTTTTCTATTGCCGCATCTGAGATTTCTTCGAGTTCTTCTTCCTCTTCGACAACTTCTTCATCAATTTGTTCTTCATCTAGTTCTGTAACTAGATCAATATACTCTCTTAACGATTTCATAGTAAAGTATTTATATTCTCTAATAACTCTTTAACAGTTATTTGACTGTTTGCACCTTTACTAACATTTTCATTTGCTGGTAATACTTGTAAGTTCGCAGGATGGTTCAACACACCAAGCGGTAAATTTGCTCTAAAAGCATCCTTAACACTTAATTTATGATCAACATGATATGTTTGTTTTCCAATATCATAACCATTCTCTTTCGCCCAACGCTGGGCGCCTGCTCTTGCTTTGCGAGCATATACTTTATATTCAGATAATTCTTCAGGTGTTAATGTATTATACTTCCGGCGTTTAGTTTCTTTCATTTTTTGAATTGCATCTTCATTGCCGGCACAGTGTTCTAAAAACCGTTTTTTAGTTTCCTTTTTACGTTGTGTTGATTCTGGGCGATTCCACTGCTTTTTAATTCTTTTAGAATGTCGTTGTATATATTCTGGACAATGTTGAGAAATCTCTGAGCAAGAATAAATGCCACCGGTTCCTAAATATTTTGCTGGTTGCCTACATCCATGATCGCATAGTTGCCCTTCAGGTATCGGTTCGTGTGTCTTTTTATGGTAGTGATACATTGATGGATTATTACTTACATAATCACAATGCTCACATTTTCTTGGATATTCAATACGGCCTTTTTTATTTGGTTTTCCTTTTCTACTCATAAAAGTATTTATACTTTTTTAAGTTTTCTCATGCCTTTCTTGTTCGTTTATAATGTTCATATGGAGGGTCACTAAGTGCGAATAGGAGACCGCATGACTACGCTTAAAGTAATAGCTATCATCAATGGGCTTATCCCAAATTGTTTCACTAATTTCTTTCCAACTCTTACCTATTAGGTGCTTCTTGGATGGTCGTATTAGAGCTAAGAACATAGCCATTCTAGGAATACTATTAACTTCCATATCTTTTATTAAATCGGCATAATTATTAATATGTATAATCTGTTCAACAAACTCTTTCTCTTGCAACTTGGACCAGGGTGGGTCTAATTGCATTAGATCATCGTAATGTGCTTGATCTTCGATCTGTTCATAAACATGCACGTTAAGAAAGTCAATTTTAAAGTAGCCGCGCAAGTCTGCTTCTTTATAATCTAGACTAGAACAATTGTTAACTGGATCATACGGAATATCCGACACATAAACACCACTGTTATGTTTACGATCATGTTGACGTGCTGGTATGTTTTTAATCTTAGTTAAAATTAAATCTCTGTTAGCAAAATCTATATCAATATCTGCACTCATGCTCTTCTCCAATTAGATAAATCTTTATCTAATAATCTCTCCAAGTTGTCAATAATTCTTTCAAGCTGACATATTACATTTTTATCGGATATTTCCATTTCTGGTTTATAATACGATGTTTTATTAAAACTACTTACATCTGGAGTATGGTGTGCTAATCCCGCAAACTCTAGATATTTTTCATAATACATTTTAGCATCTTCTTTAAGATCTTCATAGAAAAATATACCAAATTCTTCACCAAAAAATTGTTGCCAGCGTTTAATATTACTAGCAATATCTAAATACCAAAGACCTTGATTCACAGCTACACTAGCATAATCTTTAAAAGAATACTTTGCAAAAGCTGGTACTGAGTTTAACATAGAAAAAATAAATTCATATGGATTTCTTATTGTAATAGATGCTATTATTTGTTGCTGTTGACTTAATTGTTCTATTAAATATTGATCTATATAAGCATTAATTGGACAAAAATTTAAGGTTATATTACCATATTGATTATATCTATCTACATACGCTGTTACCGTTTCACCCTTTAATAAAGCAGAGTCTTCTTTAATTTTGGTTTGACTAACATCTGGGTGATTTATTAAATTATGCCATAACCACGATGTTCCGGTTTTCATATATCCAACATGCATAATATGTTTAGAATTCATGCTGCATTACCTCTGCTATAATCGGTAGGCTAATATTATATTCTAGTCTACCATTTGTATATAAAACATTAGTATTATTTTTAATTATAGTACCATCTGATGAATGATGTATGCCTGAATATAATAGTCTCTTGACTTCATATGCTTCATCAAAAATTAATTTATCAACGTATATTGGAAAATCTATTAGATCAATTTCGTCAGCGTCTGGAATAATTTTAATCTTTATATTACTATAATCATAAAAATCGAATCGAATTTTTATCTCGTCATCGAATTTAAAAACTTGATTGTGCAGAATTTTATTATTTTGTTCTATTATTACATTTATAGGATAATAATTAATTTCCCTAACAACTCCGTCCGAAGGTGTTGTTATTAATTTCATTTCAATAACCGAGAACATTACCAACCTGCTTGATCTAAAATACTATGGACATATTCTTGATCAGCTGGATATTTCTCAAGTATCTTAGCCCATTTTTCTGGATTAATGTAATCCCAAATTAGTCGACGTTGTTCTTCTGATATACGTCCTAAGAACTGTTGCCCACTTACACTATTATATAATACCCAGGCACTTATCTTACCAGTTGTTATATTATAACAAGTTGCATTATCATTCCCATGTCTAACAACATCACAAGGCAAAGCATTATGTTCTTCGCCCCATTTAATACTAAACTCAATGGCTCGTGCTAACGCATCCGTAGCATTTTCTTTATATAATAAATCTTCAAGGTATTCAGTATATATTTTGTCACTAGCCCAGTAATCCAGTTTTTTGTTGTTTTGTATAACGTAGTTAATGAAGCGCGGAATGTTGATGGCGTTGATGCTGACACAGTATCTCCCAAATTTTACAAATGCTTTATAGTATGGACTTTTGGCAAAGTCATCATATGTTTTTGTTTTAGCCGAACCTTGTGTGTACTCGTAGAATTTTAGATATGCTTGCATACCTAATTGCACACCTTTCTCATTGCGTTCTCGATGTCGCTTCTTTGGTTCACACATATGAACCGCAAGAGTTGACTCACGTTTAAAACTCTTTTCGCAATACTTACAAGTATAAACTTCCTCAGACATACAGTGTAAAACCTTGTTGTTCGATACTTCCCACACAAGTTAATTGATGGCATGTTCTGTCGGACATGTTAATCATTAAATAATAAAAATCATCTTGTCCCCAAACTATACCATCAAATTTATATAGTTCTCCATTATGCACATACGATTTTCCAAAAAGATGATTATGCTCAGCAATTATTTTACGCCAGTTACCTTCACAAATGCACCCTCCTAAACTAGCCCAAGATGCTTCTTGTTCTTTATTCATCGCCTTGGTCTTTTCTATAAGCATTTATGTCTCGTTTGGTATTAAACTTGGCCATTATATCGATATCATTTTGTTTCATTGCTGGATATAATGCTGCTAATTCTTTTTTAATTTCTGCTTTCTTATCTTTTTGTTTTGCTTTTACTTTAAGCCACTCATGACGTTGTTTACCTACGCCTGGTGCCGCTGCTGCTAATGTTAACCATTGCAATTTTGGATGTTTATTAATATCAAATAAGTTTTTATTGACATAATGATTAACTGCTGCAAGATAATAATGTTGCAATTCATTACTACCTCCAACACTTGCACCCCACTTCATTGTAATAAATGCTGTAAAGGCTTTACGTTCTTCGTCAGTTAATCGATCATAAAAACCATAGTCCTTATTATCCATCGCTGCTAATACTTTAAATATATCAAGTTTTTGAGCTGCCATTTTCTTTGCTTATAGTTTCCCAGGTTCTAAGTTTTTCACATTCGGCTTCATATTCTTCGCTGCTGTGTAATACTTTGCCAATCTTTTTAATATGTTCATCAAACATATCTTTTAAATGCGGATGTTTTTCTTCTAAATTATAATCTCTAGTTGGGATTCCTACAACCTTTTCGATTGTTTTAATCCTATCTTCTAAATCCCAC